ATGAACATCGACGAAGACACCTCAGCCTGGCTTGGCTGCCCTACGCCTCTGGAAATGTACAAGCATCAGTGCGCCCTGCTCGAGGACGAACTCAGGGGCACGCAGGCCCAGCTGAACAAGGCGCGGAAGAATATCGCCGGCCTGGTGCAGATGAATGACGTGCTCGCCACTGGCAAGACATCAGCGGAGGCGTCGCTCGCGAAAGCACTTGAGCGCATAGCAACCATGAGCGACCGGGAGCCTGACAACTTGAGCTTTCGCCCCATTGATCTGGTTACAGGTCAGCGCGATGAACTGCTCAGGGAGAACCAGCGGTTGCTGCGCGAAATACGCGACCTCAAGGAGGCGTCAGTGGCCACGCTTACTCGGCAAGCGCTTTGAGCCGTTGCTCGGTAGCTGAGTCGAATATCACGTATAGCCGGTCAATCGTCGCCTCGTTCAAGGCGCGCGCCGACTCAAGACCCAGAACGAAGCCCTCTGCTCGAGCGCCCGCCTTCGCCGCAACAATCATCGAGTCCGCCCGCGCGATCTGCGCCAGCAGCTTGTCAGCCTCGCGCTCGATCTTTGGGCTGAGCGTCATCCCTTCCATGCGGAGCCTCCTTTTCTGAAAGGGTCAAGGATAGCCCATTGCAAGAATCGGACGCACTCAGCGAGCCACAGCCCTTACATACGCCTGGCAGGCCCGCAGCGCGATCAGTCCTTGGTCGCCGGCGTCGGTGATGGCGATAATTCGTTGAGCATGCGCTGGGTCAAGTTGGGCTCGACGTGCTGCATGAACCACGCCGGCGCTGCCGGTGGCGGCAGGCACGTTGCAACTATTGGCTGAATCCTCGGTAAGGAGGACTGACAGCCGCAGATCAGAAGTGGCAAGGCGATCGCGAAGGCGAGCCTGGTTGCGCTGGGCATCAGATAACTCCTTGGTGTGTTGTTGGTCCTGGCCGGAGAGCTTCTGCTCCAGAGCCAGCCGTTTGTCTTGCTCGGCACGGGCCTGGGCAGAGGCGGCATTGCCGATAGCCGTCAGGTCCGCCTGGTGAAGCACGTCCTGCGCCGCAAGCCGCTCGCCCATGCGCCACTCCTGCACCTGCCAGGCGCCGCCGGCGGCGCCCACCATCAACACCAGAATCAGCACCACCAGGCCGACCAGCTTCTGCCCCGCAGTCATGCCAGCGCCCTCCGCACGCCTTCAGCCAGAACGGCGTCGGGATAGGCATAGCCGGCGTTCTCGTGATGGATGATCGCCTTCACGAAACCTACCATAACCGTTGGCTGGGCCAGGTCCACCTCAGCACCTGGCCGGGTGCCAGTATTCGCCTCAACAGCGCGCACGTATGCCGCAGTGTCGTTTTCCACTGAAGGTGCCCAGCGGTTGATTATCGCCTTCACGGTCTTCAGTCCATGTTTGCGCTGGTACGTCAGCAAGAGCTTGCCCAAAGCGCGAATACCGTTCTCCGGTGTATCGAATCGCGCGAAGCGTTTCTCAATGGCAGGGTCTGGTGCGAGCTGACCCTGCCATTGATTGACCGGGTTGTAGTCGATGTTGCCGGGGTTGCGGTTGCGTACCCCACGGGCTTCATTGATCGGCATGCTTTTCTCCAGGCAAAAAAATACCCGCTCATGGCGGGTGGCGGTGTTCGGTCGAAGATCAGCTGGGCTGAACCGGCCTTTTGTTGGCGTCGGGGAAGTCTGGGTTGCTGGCAATCCATTTACGCAAGGATAACCAATAGTCTTTCCACTGTTGCTCCGTGCCCAGAATGTCGATTTCTCCCAACTGAATCGCCGTAAGGGTTTCCAGAGCTGCGGGCATTTGCTCCAAGCGCCAACGAGTCTCAATGGCGGCGGCATTTGCGTAGATCACTTCTTCAGGAATATGCCAGGTGCCATCAATAAGTGGCTCATGCATAGCGGTAGGAGTATCACTCACCATGGTCACCACCGTGCCGCCAATCGAATCAGCGTACTCGCTGGGATCAATGCCGTCGGCGAGGGCCAGGTAACGACCGTCTACATCAAAGACAATAATCATGCGGCCTTACCCCCCATAATGATGAGTTGAATAGATCGATAGTCCAATCGGGCGCCGTTGTTTTGTGCGCCGCAATAGACCGGGAAGCCGTTGACCGTCTTTCTAGATTCAACCATGCCGAAAAGTCGTTGTGGAGCACCCACCGCAACTGACATATCGGAAACGCCGTCTTGGTCAGTGTCAAAGGCCCAGGCAACGGCGTAGTTAACGTTATCCATCGGCACAGCGAAGTTGATGAAGTAGTAGCCGACTCCCAAGTCGGTGATGCTCGCCACGTTGTACTGAGCACGGATAGCCACAGTGCCGGTGCCATTGAAGTTTACCCAGGCCGTAGCGAGGCGAGGGTCGTTGGACGCAACCCTCGCGCTCAGTGCCGCCTGTAAGTCAGTCTGGGCAGAAAGCGTTCCTGTGATCGCCCCCCACGCAGCACCAGTCGGCAGCGCCACGTAAGTACCATCACCGCGCAGCACCTTTAAGCGGTCGGCTATTGATGGAGCGGGCACCAAGCCTTTCGTCCCAGCAACACTTGCCGTGGCTCCAACGAAAGGCGCGATGCCCAGCCTGATCCGGTCAAAGCCATCAGCATTAAGTGCTCGCAGCGAAGTGATGTCGTTGTTATCACCACTGGCAGCCTTCCCTACCGTAACAGCTTCCGCCTGCTCAGCTGAATCAGCCGCTGCTGCTGCTGAAGCCGCGGCGGCCTGCTCGGATTGAATAATCGAATCCCTGGCTGTTTCTGATCGGTCGGCTGCCGCACCGGATGCCTGGGCCGAGGTCTGGCTTTGCTGAGCCGCTAGCTGCGCAGCGTCCTTGTTTTCGGTCGAGGCCTCAGCCGCAGCGGTTGCGATGCCCGCCTGCTCAGTGGCGACCACCTTCGACTGGCCGGCAGACGTTGCTGCTTCGGTCGCGGCCGCCACCTGCTCCTGCATATCGGTAACGCCGCTGGCGATGATCTGAGTTGCTGCGCGTAGGGCGTCAGCAGAATCTTTCACGTAGCCCTGCAAGGGGGCGAGCGCGTATGCAGAAGGATCCCCGTAAGGAGGAGCGATCGAAAGCGCTGTGTCGCTGGCAATGTTGGTTACTTCATACCAGCCACCATCAGGCCCACGAAATCCATCGCCCACTCGCGAGTTCGCAATGAAAGCAGTGCCTGTGCCGATAACAGCATTACTGCCAGGCGTCACAGCAACTGTTCCTGTTTTGTACCAGCTCATTTAATTCCCCTATGAAATAGGTTTTGCAAAAACCACGGGGGTGTAAAGCGTGGTTTGAATGGACACACCGATTACTTGCATAACCAATCTATTGTTTTCATATTGCCAGACTGCATATTGATTGCCTTGCCCTGTAGAGCTCCCAGCCACATCCATGGCAATATTATTTAGCAGCATGAAATCGCCAGTATTTAAAGGAGTGCTAGCAGTCCAGCTCAACCTGTAGACGCCCTGGCTTGTTTGTTCAGCGCCGAGGTAAGTCCAACTTGATATAGTTCTGGTGAACTGAGCGCAGGGCGTGCCGTTATCAAACAGCAACTTTGCCGCACCATTCCAAAGTCGAAGCCCATACTTGGCTAATGGCGCAGATTGGAAAGCTGCACAAAACCAACTTCCCGAAGTCCCTACTCCTCCAATGCCCGTGAAAGAGAATCCTGTCCACGCTCCCGGACTACCAGACATCTTGCAGAAGCAAAGCGTGTTGGACTGGCTTGGTCTTACGAAAACGAGTGGCGGTTCAGCCGTTGTGATTGTGAAAGGAAACCCAATACCGGCGCCCCCCGTGCCGATATATGAACCTTTCGCCAAGACAACCAGCCTTGAAAATTCTGAATCTAGAGTCACCACGTTGCTGCTGTTTACATAAGTCAGGCCGTAAGGCATCACCTATTCCTCATAACTAAGAGTCTTTGAGGTGTAAGCACTCCGAGCGGTCCATTTGTATTGGGCTGACCAAAGAAAACTGTTACTCCTCCAGACCCGACAATTGGTATGTACTGAATGGCTGTAATACTTTGCCCATCAGTTTGATAGTCAGTTATCGGAACGCATACAGCAGAGTGCGTTGACGGATCAACCCCGGCTATCGATATAAATACAGATCTCCCCTGACCTCCCCCGCTCTGAATAACAGCCGAATAAACAACCATGACAGTGAAAGAGTTTTCGTCTAACTCAAGGGCGCCAGTGGCGCCCCATATTCTGAGCCCCGCGATCATGCTGTCAGATCTCCAAGCTGCACACGCTTAACGTTGTTTTCGTCATAGACCTTGATCGCGCGGTTCGTCATGGTCAGCCGCCCGCCGCCAGGTGCCGGGCCGTTGAACTCCAAGTTTCCAGCCTTATCCAGGCGCCACCCCTGCACACCGGCGACGTAGTTGTCCGATTGCAGGGCCTGGCCGATCTTCAGCATGGTGATGCTGCCGTCCTGAATGAAGGCGGAGCGCATGAAGACCTGCCCGTTTTCAACAGTGAACGGCGTGAACACTTGTCCTCCGGCGAGGGTGCTGACAATCGCGAAACGATCAGCGCTCACGAGGAACTGGCTTTGAAGCACGCCCTCCTCATCCTGCTCGATACCCAGGCCGAATCCGGCCGCGACCAACTGGCCGGCGGCATTGACCTGCATCTTCACGGAATACATCGTGGAGAACTTGCCATCAGTGTCGGCCAGGGCCTGGCTCACGGTTTGAACGGCCGCCGAGGTATCCCCGAGCTCTACGCCGATCTGTTGGATAGCCTGGGCGGTTGCTTGTCTGTCCGTGACAACCACGCTTTCGAGTTCGCTCACCGAGCCGGCGACATCACCAACCGAAGCGGTCAGTTCGGTCTGACGCTGAACCATGGCCGCGTTTTGCGAGGCGCGCGTCTTCACTTCCTGCGCGAAACTCGCCGACGCGTTGTAGCCCTGAAGCGCATCCGCGAGATCACCCTCTCCAGTGTCATCCCGATAAGCCGACTGCAAGGACTGAAGGCTCGACGCCTGGGCCGTTACCACGCCATCCAACTCGGTGATGCTGGTGGTGTTCAGCTCGACCTGACGCGCCAGCCCGTTCGCGGTGACCAGCACCTGGCCAACGTCCACCCAGTAAGCGGCGTTCGGCGGCGAGGTATCCACCGGCACCAACTGCGTGGCCTGGTAGATACGCTTACCCACCACCACCAGGTCACCCTCGAGGTAGGTTTGCTCAGGGTCATAGGCCGACAAGCCATCAAGCGCGTCGATCTGCGCCTGCAAGCCGGGGATCTTGTCGATTTCGTCGATAATCTCCTGGCCCAGTTCCGTGCGGCCGATCTGCCCAGCGATCAGTTCGAGTACTGGCGCTGCGTCTGCGCTGGCAGAGCCCATAACGCCGTTGCCGGCTGGATAGAACGGACCAATGTTGCCAGTGCGGTCCACCAGGCGCGCCCAGAAGAAGAACTGCGCGCCGGCCTTTAGGGCCTGCATGCTGTAATCCGCCTGGGGGTGCGCCAAGTCTGCCAGCTTGGTGGCCACCGACAGGTCATTGGCCTGGCCGTACCAGAGCTCAGTGCGCTGGGTATCCTCGGCGCCAGCAGGAAACCCCCAACGAATGCCGATACCGAACAGTTCGCTGGTGGTGGACAGGAACGCCACTGCCGGCGGCAAGCCTGTCTTTCCTTCCAGGTTGGTCAGGTTGGAGCTCTTCCAGATCGAAGATATCTCGAAGGCGCTCACCGACCGAACCCGGGCAAGATAGGCGCCCGAATAAATGCCGGTGACGTCAACGCTCGTCGCGCCCGTGCGCTGCAGCTTGATCCAGTTGCCACTGTCCTTGCGCCACTCCACGTCATACGCGACCGCGCCGTTCACAGCGGGCCACGAGATGTTCATGGTGCTGATCGCTAGGCCTTGGTCAACGGAGTAGTTCGACGTGATGTCGACGCTCGCTGGGGCGGGAACGACGGTGATCGGCACAACACTGATTGGGCGTTCCTCCAACCGGGCGCCGGTGTCGATGTGATCGAACTTGCTCGGGTCGTACTGAACGGCCGAAATTTCGAACACGCCGGGCTCTGGCCGCGCCACGCTGACCACGCGATAAAGCGGGATGGCCAGGTCGTCAGCATCCAGCGCCCACACCAGTTCGCGCTCAGGCGCCACGGAGTAAGCCACGGTCACAGTGATCTGCCGACCGCTGACCAGTTGCACGGTACGACCCTCGCACTTTCCGTCAGGCAGGTTGAGGATCAGCCTGTCGCCGGGCTTGGCTTGGGTGTCGCGGTCAAGGGTGATGACCTTGCCGCTCACCGCCGAGATGCGCCCGCCCACCGGCCGGCCGGCGAGGAGTTCGTCGGCGATCGGGATCACGTAGCCCGGAAGTGGGATGCGGCCGTCCAGACCCACCTTGAAATTTACAGCCCGGTCCTTCGAGTTGGTGAGCAGCGCCCACTTACCACGGCGCTGGCCCTCAGACTCTCGGTCGCAACCAATTGCGCTGATCTCCAACGGGTTGTCGCCATAGCGCCGCTGCAGCTTGGCATCGGTCACAGCTGTGACATCGGTGTCGTAGTTGTTCAGCGGGTTGTCGTAGCTGACCAGCGCACGGCTGTAACGGGTGCGTTCCGATGCGCTGGAGTAAGTGAACTTGCCATCGATCACGTTCGCCCGGGTGTAGGCGAAGTCGAAGTCGGTGGCGCGCGGCATGTCCGACAGCGTGAATACTTGGCCTTGGGCCCAGTAGGTCATGCCGCGGTAAATCGCCGAGATATCGCGCAGTAGCGACCAGGCGTCAGCCTTGCTCTGCAGGTTCAAGTTGCAGAGGAAGCGCGGCTCCATACCGCCCTTACCGTCGGGCACCAACTGGTCGCAATACTGCGAGATGCGGTACAGCTCCCACTTGTCCACCATCCACGGCTTGATGCGACGGCCCAGGCCGAAACGGTCGTTCGTGGTGATGCCGTAAGTGTGCCAAACGGGGTTGTCGGTCCAGGCCTCTTTGAACGTACCGTCCCAGACACCCGTATAGGTGCGCGACCTGGTGTCGTAGTTGCTCGGCACCTGCCATTTCCGACCATCGCATTCGATCGTCACCGCGGGGATGCTGCGGAACTGCTCGGCAGAAAATTCGATGTAAAGCAGCGCGGTATTCGGGTAGCGGATCTTAGCGTCGATCACCTCGGTGAAGCCGGCAATCTGCATGGTGTCGGAGATTTTGTTGTTGTTCTGGTTTGCAGTCAGTCGAGTGATGCGCAGCAGCCACCCGGTTGTCGCGCGAGGCAGATTGATGCGGCGGGTTCGCTCGTACAGGCTGGTGGTCTTGCCGGATACTGCCTCGTTCAAAACCTCCTGATAAGTTCCCCCATCCGTTGCCAACTCGACCTTATAGCCGATCGCGTAACCGTTGATGTTGCCGCCGGCGTCCACCGATTGGAGCGCAGGCCAGGCAAAGCGCACTCGTACAGCTGAGAGCTGGGTATTGGTGATCGCTCGAACCCACGGCGTTCCGCTGCGGAGCTCAGTGCTGATGGTTGTTTCGTTCTCGACCGATGGGATGCCCTGGATATAGGACTGGTCCACAGCCCCGCTGCGCCACTCCCACTTCACGTTCGGGAAATTCATGTTCCCTTGCGGGTCTTGCAGCGGCGTGTTGTCGAGAAAGATGTCCTTGGCGGTAGGAGCACCCTCAAACTCACCCTCACCCACAGCAATAAGCATTTTCGCAATGGCGACGGAGCGCAGGCTGTCTGGTGCCTCGGTTGGGGTTTTAGGCTTTTCGGAACCGCCCTTGGCGCCATAAACATCGATCTTGCGTGCTGCGCCCATGCTTTTCTCCAGGCATAAAAAAACCGCCTCTGGGGCGGCTTCAGTTTTTTGGGTGTTGGCTACATCTGGTCTTCGGCGTAAATGGCGGCACTGATGATCGCACCACCCCACCGCCGACGGCCGGCACACAGCGAGACAGGATTGCCGGAGGCCGTGGTGTTCTTGGCGCTACCGAAGGCGTAGCCGGGCGTGTTCTCCGGCGCGGCACTGGTTTTAAGGCCACCGGCCTGAGGGCTCAGCATCTGGATAACGCCGCCAGCGACAAGGCCAATACCCGCCCCAATGAGCGGAGTGCCGAATGGGGTTGCCGAAAAGATCACACCCACAACAATCAGGATGGCGCCGACGATAGTTTGGAGAATGCCACTGCGCTTGCTGCCTACCACCACGGGGGCAATTCGGATGTCTCCGGAACCGCTGTAGTTCAGTTCCTTTTCGCCAATGTTGCGCTTGTCGCGAAACACCGCGAACTCAAGCCCGCGCGACTTGGCGTTAGACAGGAACCGCTCGAATCCAGGTATCTGCACACATAGTGCCTTGATCGCCTCGGCCGGCGAGTTTACCGCGAGCCTGAAGGACTTCCCGAACTGTCGGAGTTGCCCATGCAGACGAATGGTCGTCATCGGTTGGTAGTTGATGGCTGAGTTATGCACAACTTTCTCCAGGTGTAAAAAAACCGCCCGGAGGCGGCTTCATGGTTTTCGTTTTTCAGTTGTAGTCGACATAGGGGCCTATGTAAAAGCCGGCCATGTCGCCACTGATACGGTAAAGGCTTTCCTTGCCCGACTGCACCGTAGCCGCGATGGTTCGAATTGCGGCGCCTGCGCACAAGCCTGAGCCCGCCAGGCCGGCGCCGAGATTTGGCGATCCCGGCGGAAGGTAGAATGTAGCTCGCTGACCAGTACCGATTTTTGCAGCCCTGCGGCCGTCGACATAAACAACAATGTCGCAACCAGAGCCGACCGCGCCGGAGTCGCGCACCACGGTGATTTTTCCGCTCTCACCAGCCGGCTTCGTCTGGAAGGCATAGATCTCGTCCGACGGAACCGGCTTCGCATCCCGCACCGAGATCGCCGATGAGGCACACCCCGCCAGCATCGCCACCGCAACAGCCGCTATCAAAATTCGCATGTCGTCCCCTCGCTGATGTATGGCGGAACTCTATCACCAACAAGGGAGCAACACGAAAGCCCCGCGTGGGCGGGGTTCTTCGGGTTCGTGGGAGCCTAGGCGGCGTCGAGGGCCAGCGTCAGTTGCAACTGCTCTCGCCAATAGTCGACGTTATGCTCCAGGCCGGGCTTGGCCCATCGCCAGCCTGAAAGGTCTTTACCACTTTGGCTCGCGAGTTGCTGCCCCCGCTCAAGTGCAAGGCATGCGGAGTCGAGGCGCTTACGAACATCCACGTCGCCATGGAGAAGCGCGTCAATCTGCAGGTCGCACCATACCGAGAAGTCGGCGGACAGCCACCGCGCAAAAGCGACAGCCAACTTTGGGTGCAACCATACCCCGCCGTTTCGTCCAATCTTTCGGCGAATTAATGTGTCGGATAATCCGACATTTAAACGTTTTGCCAGCGCCTCCAAGTACTCGGCTGTGGTCGGAAGCGCGAGCCAGTGACTCGGCCGCTTGCCGAATTTCTTTGAAATCGCCGTCGCATTTAGCCAGCCGTCCGCACTTAGTTGCACGGGATGGCCCTCGTAGTCGAAGGGAACAATATTGCTCATGCTGCATCCCTCGTTTTCGGCGTTTCTACTGCGTACCGATGAGGGTCTTCAACCACTCGAGTCATTCCACGAGCAAAAGATGCAAGCTCGCTCACCTTGTTTCGATAGGTTCTAAGCTCCCACCATGCACCACGGATATCGAACCCAGCCTGCTCCAACTCCCAAAGAAGACTCTCAAGTGGTGTGCTATCTCCACGAATGTCACGAAGATCATGCAATGTGACATCCAGCCAAGCTTGATCTTCGTTGCGCACAATCAGCATTCCCTCGCGACGAGCTGTCAGCGATTCAATCGGATAGTGAATGCGCAGCACGGACCTGGTTTCTTCTTTGCCGAGGAATTCACCCTCAAGCGCGTAGCCGCCTATGAAGTTACATGCTTGATTGAACTGAGCTGCCGGGATCAGCTCAGTGCGCGGAACGTTGAAACGGGTATGCAGGCGGTTATGCATAACAAGTTGAAAACCTTGGCGCTGATCAGCAGGAACAGCTTTGGACTTGTCGCGAATCAGGCCCTTGATGACATTCAGTTCGCTCATGCCGATCAACTCATCCATGAGCGTTGTCATCTTGCCGTGGTCCTCATACCGACCATGCTTGCGGATCGCCGGAAGGACTTCAGCAGTGACCCACTTTTTGAAGCGCTTGGCTTCGGCCTTGCGGCTTTTGAAGATCAACGCGTAAAGGCCGGATTCGCTTACTACAAGCATTTCCTGGGCGCCTGAGGGGGTATTGACAGTGGCAATACCCTTCTCGTCTTCATCCAGGCCGTCAGTATCACGGTCTGCACGTCCATTCACGGCGAGGGATACATTGCCGATTGCGAGAGATGCGCAGACGTCTGCGGCTACGAACCACGGCTGATCACCAATCAGAAGCGTGCGCACCTGTTGCTTGCCGAATTCGAAAGGAATGACATTGGATGTAGCTGTGCTAATATCGCTCATGACGTTTTTCCTGATAGTTAGACGTTGATCTTCGAAAGCCTCAAGCGTTGGCGCGCCTGGGGCTTTTTTATGCCTGCTGTTTTTCATTTTCAGCTTCCTGCTCGAGCGACTTCCTCAAGCGGAAAACGATTTCTCCGCTCAGGCTGCGGCCGTTTTCTGACGCGCTTGCCTCAAGCTGTTTTCTCATATCGCACAACATGCGTACGGCGGTGGTAATTTTGTCAGTCTTCATAAAGCCTCCCTGTTTGCGTTTTGTGAGTCTAATGCGTTTTGTGCATTCGTCAAACAAATTTTGCTTTTTGTGCGTTTGTAGTACGCTTGGAAGATATAAGGTGGGACCATGACCGACGAATTCGCAGCGAACCTCGTTTACCTCCGAGGCTTAAAAAACCTTACTCAACAAGAACTCGGAGACGCTATTGGCGTCTCTCCGTCCCAGATATCTAGATACGAATCAGGTAGTGCGCGCCCAAGGAAAACAGTGATGGGCAAGCTGGCTGGCGTTCTTGGCGTAACCATCGACGACTTGGACAGATCTCTGCCGCGACACTTCCCCGACACGACGCCTCGGGATGACGACGTGGAGTTGCTTTTCGAGGTGACTTTCAAAAAGCTTGGCCCCGTGCGTTGCTCGCTGCATTTCACAAGAGAGCAGCACAAGTCTCTTACCGAGACCTATAGCTCTCTCAGCGAGGAAGGTAGGACCAAGCTTCTGAGCGACTTCATGGTCAAGGCGATGGTGGGCGCGGCCGACTCCGATGAAAAACTATTGCAGTTTGGTGACAAAACGGACTCGATCACTAATGCGTCTGCCCGCTTTTTCGCTCCCGTTGAGTATCTGGAGGAGATAAGAGGAACGCCTTGGCACGATATTTTCGATAACCCAGAACAGAAGCCCAAGCCCTGAGTCAACCTCCCTCTAAGTGCCTCAAGATCAGCCGCGTGCGGTCATGCCAAGGCCCACCGAAGACAATGATCTCCGACGGCCGGCCGTACAGGTGGTGCAGCAGGAACGGGCCCGGACCAAACACACCCGAATCCTCACCAGGCAGCGACGGATCTGTGCCAAGGTAAATACCAGCGTGGTTCGGGTGAGCTGTCCGGCCAACCTGCATAACGATCATGTCACCGCGTTGCGGTCGGTCGACGCGCACAAACCCGGCGGCCTCGTAGTGCTTTTCGTAAAGGCTCGAGTTCTCCGCACTCTCCCACCAGCCGTCGGTGCGCTGGAAGGCTTCAAATTCCAGACCCCACTCCCGCTTATACCAGTCAGCGCAGACCTGCCAGCAATCCCATGCCCCGTGCACGAACGGACGGTTGAGCAGTGGCGTGCTACCAGTTGGTGTAATCGTGCGTATGTCGCCCTCGGGCCAGGACAAAATGTGCCAGGGCAAGGCCGTAACCTCACACATGGCCAGGTCATGCGGTGACGGCCTGCTGGTGGCGTCGGGGTGGGAGTGAACTATGCCGATAACCTCGCCCAAATCTTCCGCCGCGGCGTAGTCCTCGGGATCGAGCCGGAACTCTTCGCTCGGTTCAGTGGCGATGTTCGTGCACGGGGAATACTTCTGCTTGCGCCCGACGGCCAGCAGCAGCCCGCAGCACTCTTTCGGATATTGGGCCGCCGCGTGCGCCTGGATAGCCGCGATGATGTGCTTGCGCATGGTCAGCTCCGGGCAATCAGGGAAACGGCGGGGAATCCACCGAAGGACAGTTCGTTGTTCTCGCCGAAGCGCAACTTGCAGGACGACAGGCAGCCCTTGCACTGGTCTAGTGCCGGGTCATCCGTGGGATTGTCCTCGTCGTCGAACATGGCCGCGCCGGTGTATCCGCAGTCCGGCCCCCGATAACCGTTGGTCATTGCCCAGTGGCAGAACGTCGTCATCTGACGGCCGGGCAAACCGTGGTTGTCGATCTCGCCGGGGGAGGACAGCTCCCAGACCACCGCCTCCCCGTCTTCGCTGGTTTTCTGGTCGATATACCAAATCTCAAGCGCTTCCTGTGTCGGGTCAGCAGTTGGGTTGCCGTCAGGGTAGTTCGCCGCGTCCAGGTACTGGGCCAGCGTCTCACGGACCGTCAGCTTGAACTTCAGCATGTCCTCAAAGGCCAGGCACAGCGCCGTGACGCGCCCATTGACGTTGCCAGCTGCGAACGTTGGCCGAGAGGCGGTGCCGTCGCTGCTCGAGGAAATACCCTCAATCTGCACCGGCCAAGCCGCGTACTCCTGGCCCTGCCAGATAATGGACTTGGCGGGCAGATCCTCTTCCGAGCCCTCATAGGCCAGCAATTCTTCTGGCGTATGCGGGATGGCGTGACCGTGGAAGCGAAGGTAATCAGCGCCGTATTCCGTCCCGTCAATTTCAAACAGGCGAATCTCGCCACCGGGCTCCAGCTTTTGGATGTCCGTGATCAGTGCCATGCTGAGGCCTTATGGTTGAAAGGTTTGCTCGAAGCTAGCGGTCAGGGTGTAGTTTCCCGCGCCGTGAGGTGTCAGCTGATAGCCGTCGCATTTGTACAAGCCGAGATCGCCAAGCGGCGGCGTCCAGAGAAAGCCCCGCGCCCCTTGATGAGCGTCGATAAAACGCATGATCTCCTTTGTCCGCGCTTCGCCACCGAGGAAAACCAGCGGCCACGATTGTGATTTATTGTTGATTCCGTCGCTCACAGACTGCGCGTAACCGTCTCCGAAGTCCTTGGTTCTGACCCTGAATTTAGTTTGCCCCTGGGGATCAGTCCTTGGGCACCAGGTGAAGGTCTCAAGCGCCATGATTTATACCCCTTTTATAGCCCTTCTGATGGTCCCGCCCTGAGCGAGATCTTTGCGAATGAGCTGGCTGTATCGTTGATCAACAAAATCCCCAAGATCCTTCCCGAACTGCTGATAAGCCGGATCGTCAGTCGTGGCGTTTGTGGTGCCATCACTGGCGACGTTCACGTTGATATTGATCTGCGTACCGCCCGGCATCTGGGTGCCGGCGCCTACTGCCCTAACACCGAGTGCGCCACTGGCAGTTCTGGTCAGCGGCATGATCGCCTCCGGCCCAGCCTCCCCCATAAGCCCCATACCGCCAGACATCCCAAATGCCGTGGGTTTGCTGACTACGGAATTTGTGAAAGCGCCGCCATCGGCGAACATCTGTACGCCACCAGACCACGCGCCGCCCAATGCCTGGGGGAAGTAGTTACTTGAGTAACCGGCCGACGAAGCCCCGAGGCTCGAAGACGCAGCGCCTGCTGAACCTGCTGCCAGGCCGTTACCAGCCGCAGCACTGCCTCCAAAGTAGCTGACCCCCGCGCCTACGAGACTGCTCAACAGCGCCGAACTGGCCTGCTGCGTTGCGATGCGCGCCATGTCCGCGAGAATCGACTTCGTGAAGTCAGCGAACGAGAACTTGCCTGTCGTGACAAAATTAACGATGGCGTCTTCCATGGAGCTGAAGGCGTTGCTGAACAGGCTCTTTGTCTGACCGGCGACATCACTGGCGCTATCCAAATAATCCTGCCAGGCGCTCTTGGCACCGTTTGACCAATCGCTTTGGGCTGAATCCATCTGCGCCCATCCCTCCTGCATCGCGGCCACCTGCTTAGGCAGGTAAGCATTTGTCAGGTCGATCTGGTCCTGCAGGGCTTTGCGTTGGGTGTCAGTGGTAGCGGTTGCAAGCTCCGTCCGAAGAGACAGAACCTTATCGTTGGTCTGACGCTCGAGCTCGAGGCGCTCCAGATAGCGATCGGACTCTTTGCTACCCATGCCAACGGCCGCAGCCTGGGCTGCATACTGCTCGCGCTGGTTGTTCAACTGCCGCTCAAGGTCAGCCTGGAACTGCATTGCCTGTGAAAGCCCGGTCGCTGCGTTCACGGCCTCATTGAACTGGCTAGCTAACCAGGCTGTGGCCTTACCATACTGCTCTTTGGATATTTTTCCGTTCTTCTCCAGGAGAGCGATCTGTCCCGTCTGCTTGCTGAATTCGTGGGCAGCAGCGTTGACTGGGTCATAGGTCTGACGGAGCTGATCAAAAGCCGTGGCGGCCTCTTTAAGCTGAGCCTTGAGTTTGCTCTGGGCCTCCGTGGCGGATTTGGTGGTGCCGTTGAGCTGAGCTACCTGCTTGTCGATCGCGTCAATTGCGCGCCTGTAGCGTTCAGCGTTGTCCGGATCCTTGGCCATAGCCGCCACCAGCGCCGCACGATCCTCCTGCAGCTTGTTCAAGCGGTCATAGGAATCGAGCAATTTTGTCGAGGCGGCGGTGGTTCCTTTAAAGGACTCGGCGACTTTTTGCTCTTGCTGTTCAACCTGCTTATTACCCTCGACCAGCTTTTGGTCGCCCCACCCACGCAGCTCGGTATACGCCTTGAAACTGGCCAATCGCTCATCAGAGGCTTTTTTGGCCGCGCCGAGGTCCTGCCCAAACAAGTCCCCAACAAAGAGCGTCGGGTTCGTGGTGAATTTGTTCAGCGCTCCCTGAGACTTGTTGTAAGCATCCAGCGAGCGATTGGTTGCTTCCTCGCTAGAAACGCCTGCGAGGTGTCGAGTTTTACGATCTGCAGAGAAAAAAGAAGTGACCTGTTTCAGGTCATTCGCCATCGCGCGCAGGTCATTTGGCAACTGCGCGAGTCCGCTGGCAGCGGCTCCGGTCAGTTTCACGACAAGGGCAGCAAGGTCCGCCATTCCTTGCTGGAAAGCTGGGTCTTTGACGATAGCGCGCAGGCCGTCGAGCGAGTTTTGCAGCGGGCTCATGTCGACATTTGCTAAGCCGGATACAAACTCGTTGCGCAGACCTTCTACCTGAGCCTGAAGATCCTGGACGATCTCATTGGCACGCACCAAGCTGGCGATCTGGGCAGGATCCATAGCGATCCCGAATTCCTTCGCCTGAGCCAGATACTTGCGCAGACTCTCCCCACCCTTGTCCAGCAAGGGCAGCATTCTCGAAAGATCGTTTCCGAGGCTTTCGAGAATGTTGATCTTCTCAGATTGCGTTGCGACCTTGCTCAGACCGCCAGCGATTGCGAGCAGCTGCTTGTCAGGCGATAACCGCGCCAACTCCTCGGCGGAAAGCCCAAGCTTTTTGAGGCCATCAATTGCCTCGCCGCCGCCGGTGATAACCGCATCACCGATTTTATCGCCAATGTCCTTGAAGATGTCGGCCATCTTGTCGCCGCTGAGACCGGCGCGCTCGGCCGCATACTGCCATTGCTGCAGCACGGTGGTGCCGATACCAAGGGACTTGGCCCACCGGTCGGTCTCAGTGGTCGCTGCCGCCGTGTTCTTCAGCATCACCAGCGATGCAGTGCCAACGCCAAGGGTCGCAGTGACGACCGTTGCCAGGGCGCCGCCGATCTTCTTGCCGGCGGCCTCTGCACGGGCCTCCATTTCCTTCATGCGCTTTTCGGTCAGGCGGCCGGCCTTATCCATGCCCTGCTCGAATCCACCGATACGCGCAATCAAGTCCAGCGTCAGCGTGCCGAGCGAACGAGTAGCCATGGGCTATTTCCTGTGGAAGCGCAGATCACACCCATTCGGCCATAGCCGTTTCGAGCGAGACACCTGCTTTTTCTTGGTGGGGCATGAAGTCGATCAGCTCGGCTTTACCGCCGCCCATCCGATTGACTTGCAGCGCAACGATTGCGCCCATCTGCTCGGCGCGGGCCGCCAGGTTGAACGACCCATGTTTGTTTCGGTAAGCGGCCCAGGCCATAGCCTCGGGGTAACTCATGCTTGCCTTGGCTTCCGCCACTGTTCTACCGCCGACTCCGTTCAGCACCAGTTCGTGCCAGAACTCATCGGCGGCCGTCAGTTTTTTGCGCGATCTGCCCCTGTGTTGTTCACTTCGTGCACAGCGGCAAGGATGGCCCAGCCAAGTCCGGGGGCCAGGCGGAAAGCGTCTTCGTAGGAGATTGGCTCTTCGCCGTTTTCACCGAGTGTCACGCACGTCGCGATGTACTTGGCGTTGCGGCTGTCCTCGGGCTCGGTCGCGGAGAACAATTTCTCGATCATGCCGAAGGACTGCGGCATTACGAAAATCGAGAATTTGTCGGTCACCGGCTTGCCTTTGGCATCCTCGTGCTTCCACACCACCGACTTTTTGACCATGGCGCCGCCGACAATACCGCCGGCAGCTTTCAGTTGAGTGAGGTTCATGTTTCGCCCTTAGGTGGTTTTCTTGATCCAGGCGGAGCCGCCCGAACGCTGAATGGTTGCGGTGGTGGTCACGACAGTGTTTGCCGCGAACGAGAACGGGAAGTCGGAAACATAGCCCTCGAACACGAACCAGGTGCGCGACTCAGGAAGGCTGAAATCTTCTTCGGCGGATACGGTTGCCGTAGCGCTCGCGCCAGTGCCAGCTCCGCCCGTGAAGGCAACAGTCGGAGCGGAGGTGTAACCGGTGCCTGGGCTGGTGATCGTCACGCCGGTTACCACGCCGCCGGAAACGGTGGCCGTACCTGCAGCGCCGGTACCACCACCGCCAGTGAAGGCGACCGTAGGGGCGGTGGTGTAGCCGGTCCCGCCGCTCCCGATGCTCACCCCGTCGACAGCACCGCCGGCAGACAAGGTCGGGATAGCGGTGCCGTCGGACCAGCCCACCGCCCACTTGACGCTGGTATCGCCGTCGGCTTCGGACAGCTGATGCAGGCGAATATGGCTTGCGTTGTTGGGATCTGCGTTCAAACCCAGGGAAGCCTGGCCAGGAGTGCGCAAACCTTTCTTGTAGCTGCGCTCCTTGGCGCTCAGGCAAGTATCTTCAATCTGGTCAGCCGGCGCGCCGCCCGGGTCAAAGCTGGTGGCACACTCCACCTCCATGACGGTAAAGGGGCCGGTGCCGGACAACGGTGGAACGAGGGCAAAGACCTGCGTGCCCTGGGTGAGAATGGACATAGGTGTCTCCTGCGGACGAAAAAAAGCCCGCTCATGGCGGGCCTGGGTTTGGGGCTTGGTTATCGGCGGACGATCCAGTCCACGTCGAAGCTGTATCGATACAGGCCTGTCTCCGCGTCCTTGGTTTCACCGTTGTAGCTGGTAATCGTGGCGCTCAACTCGATGGCATATTCAATAGCATGCCCTGCGCCGCGGGCTGCCGCTGCCGTAGACGCATAAACATCAAGCTGAAGACCGTAGGCCTCAGCATCTGGTCGGCCCGCCAGAAAGCTCTCCGGGGCCCCATTCACGACCTGCCAGACACAATAGGTGCCGGCTGGCTTTTCAGGCGCGAGGCCGAAAAGGTAAAGGCGCGTGGGGTTCGTTCCCAGCAGATCCGTAACGCCAGGGTCCGAGGCGGCAACTTGAAAAATCGGGGGGTACTTCATTTGGCGGCCTTGGTGGTGGCGCGCTTCAATGCGCGGTCAATTGCTTTTTCGTATTCGCTGACGAAGGTTTCAGTAGCAGCGTTGATGTTGTCAGCGAGCGCGCTCCGCATGAACGGCGAGGCCTGCATCTTTTCCGTTCCGAATTCCAGTAGCCGCCAATGTGGCGTGGGGCCGGCTGCGGAAAGATCCGGACGCTCACCACGCTTGGCCAGCACCGCGCCCTTCATTACCCCGACGCGAAAGCCGAGGTTACCGGTCTGCTTGAAGAGACGGCCATTCCAGCGGAGAGCGATGTTTTTGGCGATGGACCTGCCGGTCGCCGAATCGTCCAGCTTCTCGGCGCCCTCCTTGGCCTTATCAGCAACCAATTGGGCGGCGCGGCGAAGTGCAGAGCGACCGCCTTTCCGCTTGAGGTCGTACGTGACGGCAGCGAGTTTCCCCAGAAGCGAATCAAGCCCTTTGATATCGAACTCAACGCCGTCAGCCATCATCAACCCCTTCGCTGCATGGCAGCGTCAGATAGTCGAGGCCGCTTTTCGGGTCAGGAAGAACGCCCTCGATGTTGTAGATCTTGCCCCGATGAATGATGCGCATCGAGGGGTCGACTCCAGCGCGCTTCCGAATCCCAATCCGGGCTGTCACCTCGTTCTGGGTAGCCGCTGCTGCAATAAACTCGCGAGCTGAAAGCGGCTCAACGCTGGCTGGAACCTTTCCCCAAACTTCGACCCAGGTCTTTATCATTTCTCCCGTCACCGGGTCCTGAGCGAAGCTCGGGCGTTGGAAATCGATCCGGTGTCGCAACCTCCCCGCCCTCATCACACACCCATCCGGATGCGATATGGCATCAGAAGCGACTTGCTTGCCAGGGGGAGCTCGACAGCATTGCCTCCAACCACTACCTCCTCGCGGTTCGCGAACAGGTGCCCAAGCTTGAGGAGGCAAGCCGCCTCAATGCCCTTGTTGATGACAATCCCGAACTCATCCATGTCGATCACTTCGAAGGCGTCCGCCAGGGCCTGTCGAGCACGCTCACGCAGACGGCAACGGTCGTCAGAGTTTTCAGGGGCATCAGCCACCACCAGCGCGGCGCGGTAAGTGGCGCGCGCCGCCTGAGTCCGCTGAAGAGTGGTGGACTTTGCGAGATCCACAGAGGCCTGATCGGCAAAGAACCGGCGCTGCAGGAACTGCTGAGCAGCCTCCTCGGCGCCGTCCAATTGCGACTGCACCAGGTCCTGATCCTCAGGCTCTGCAAGCAGATGCTTCATGGCTAGCCCGATGTCGATCACGCTCATGCTCAATCAGCCTTTTTCTTGTCAGTGGTCTTGGCCTTGGGTGCGGTCTTTTGAGTTGCGCCCGCGCTGGTGGAAGTCGTTGGGGCGGGTTCGGATTCAGTCTCAGTCAGGTCAACCAAGGCCTCATCCTTGCCGTCGTCTGGCTCGGCATAGCCTTTCTGCAGCAGCTGCCGGCCGTGCTGCTCACTGGTTAAAAAAGACGTCCCTTCAACCAAAGTTCGGCCGCCGAGATAGAGCGGCTTGAGGGTCTTCAATTTCATTTCGACCTCCGAAGGGCCGCCGCTTGGGCGGCCCAGCTATATCAAGGGGTTGGGGTGGCGAAGGTGCCGTAGATGAACGCTTCCGGACGCTTAACAGCCAGCGCCAGACGCTCCTCGCAACGGATCGAGATCATGTTCTTCTCGAAGTCGTCGGCGTTCTCGGTGGAGATCACCACGTTGGCGTCCTCGCGATCAAAGATCTGTGCGCCAGTCTGGAAGGCACCGGTCAGGAACTTACCCAGGAACGCAGCCAGTTCAGTTGCAACAACTGGCAGCCCCCACAGAGTGGGACCGGCGAGGCTCAGCGGGTTGCCGATGATGTAGCGACCCAGGGTGTCCTTGGTCAGCTCGATCTTCGCCCAATCGGTGAAGTGGAGCACGTGTCCGCTGGCCGGCAAGCGGGCCAGTTGCGACTGGAGCATAGCCAGGCGCAGCTGGTCGATCTGGGTCATAGCCTCAGGCTCGAACGCTGCCGAATAAGCTTCTGCTTGCGGCACGATGCCATGCAGGTGCACACCAGTGCCGTCGCCGAACAATATCTCCGACTCTTCGGCGTATTTCAGGCCGTAGCGCATTTCTGCGTCGATGGTCGATTGCAGTTGGGCGAAGTCGTCCAGGATCTGCTTCGAGGCCTTGAACATGTGCGCGATCGTGGTTACCGGCGTGATCTTGGTACCGAACTGGATATCGCTGTAAGGCTTCGCAGTGTTTTCAGCCACAACGCGGGCCGCGTTAGTGAAGCCGGTTTGCTGCACCCAGAAGATCGCCGGGGAGGTAGTGCGGCCCGGCGCAATCAAGTCGCGGATAAACAAGCGCTGCTTCGGCATTACGTCGATGCCCGGCAGGCGTTGAGGTTCTACTACGCCTTCGGCAACACCGGTGCTCAGCAGCGCAGCGTTAACCGGAACGCTCACGCGGCGGTTGCCTTGAATGCTTTTGGCGAACTCAGCGAGAGCTTCGCTTTTGATGACGGTTCCGCCCAGCGTCTCGCGCTGAGAAGCATCGGCCTGGGTAGGAATACGTGCGAACTCCTGCTCCAGTTCACCGAGCTGGGCTTTCAGCTGCTTTTCAGCTTCGGTCAGGCTGTTGAACTTCAGGGCCATCTCATCGACTGCGGCCTTGGTTTCGTTAGACAGACTGCCTGCCTTTTTGGCTTCTGCCAAAGCCGCCTCGGCCTGGGCACTGAACGCACTGGAAGCCTGCTTCAGCTCCGCGCTGAATTTATTCAGCAGTTCTTGTGAATCAGACATTGTATTTCTCCTGGATTTTTTTGCTGGCTGCCGACAGCTCAGCGAAGAAGCTGTTTATTTCGGCGATCGGGTCGGCCAGATTGGCCATGGTGTCGGCAGCGTCTTGCGTACCGGGCTCGGCAGCGCAAGGCGTGCCGGACTTGATTTCTTGAATGAGTGACCGTCGCTCGCTCCGGGGCATGCCCTGCTTGGCGAGGATCAGATCGAGCTTTCGGGCGGCGACCAGGCCAACTTGTGCCTTGGTGCCTTCTTTGATGGAGTCGGACTCGAGAAGCGAATCAGCGAAGCCTTGCTCAACAGCAGCAGATCCTCCGATCCACGTTTCCGCGTCCATCAGCTTCTGCATCGCCTTCAGATCACTGCCGGTGCGGGCGGAGTAGATATCGCCCATGGCGGCGTCGAATGGCTCCATCATGTCCGCGACTTCACGGAACTGATGGCGGTTGCCGGCGGCGATAGTCCAGCCGTTGTGGATCATCAGAAAGCCAGACCGCGCTACCTGAAGGTCATCAGCGGCCATGGCAATAATTGATGCTGCCGAGGCGGCCAGGCCGAGGACCTTCACCGTCACGTGGCCCTTGTACTCTCGTAGGATGTTATAGATCGCCAACCCCTCGAACATATCGCCACCTGGCGAATTCATGTTCACGGTTACATCAGCGCCATCCATGCTGCGTAGGGCGGCTGAAATACGCTTGGCAGTAACACCCTCCCCCGACCATGGATCGAATCCGATCGCGTCGAGCATGGATATGGTGTTTTTGGCGTCCGCGTCAGCAGCCTGGATAGTTGAATTCCAGCGCTCCATTGCCTGTGGCATTAGATCGAAGGAAACGCCCGCGCACGGGCGACCCGCCGGCGCTGCCGGAAGGCTACGAATTGTCATGGGTCAGTCTCCAGAACTGCCGGGGGATCGGCCTTTATCGGTTGGGTTGAGCCAGTCGGACAGCGCGGCCCTAACTCGCTCGCCGCTATCTGCTCCCTGTCCAAGCTGCTCAATAGGCAGCAGGTTCGATTGCACGGTGTAAACGTCTCCGCCCGGAATGGGCGGCAGATTTTCAAGACGCCGAACCTCGTTACGACTCATCCAGCCATTCTGCAAGCAGATGTTGTAGTAGCTCGCCCGACCCTGGCTGTCGGCCCGTAGCAAACCCTCAACTGCGAATTCCGCAAAGTAGCGGTCGTCACGATCCAGCAGGCACCGTCCGATCTCCTGCTCAATGTTCTCCAGCAAAGGCCGCAGGCAGTTGGTTAGAAATTGCAGGTTCTGGCCTTCGACGCTCGAGGCCCAGCTGCTCTGCTTGTCCATGTGGCCAACCATGAACGGAGGCACCCGGAACCAACGACAAACTTCTTCGATGCCGTAGGCTCGGGATTCCAGCATCTGAGCGGCTTCGGGGTTCATGGTGATGCCTTGGTACTTCAGGCCGGCTTCGGCCACCATGATTTTGCCGGCGTTCTTCGACCCCATGAACGCCTGAAGGCTCGCTCGAAGTTGCTCTCGCTGTTCCGGCTTGAGCGCGGTATCACTGCTCAATATCCCGGAAGCCTGCATCCCCTGGGCAAACACCTTGGCAGCCGCTTCCTCGGCGGAAATGGCAGCGCCCATGATCTCTTTTCCAGTTGATACCGGCAGCATCCCGCAAACCCCATCCAGACCAAAGCCTCGGATGTGCATAAGATCATCTTCACGGATCACCCGAGGCTTGCCATCTTGGGTGTACTTGTATTCGAGCCTTCCTGTATCAAGACGCTTGACGGTCATGAGCTGAGGGAGCAAAGGGTTCAGCGCTACGATGCGTGTACCTATGCGCTTCTTCTCGACGAAGGCGTTGCCGCGCAAGCAGATACTGGCCACAACCATGAGCATGAAGCGGCCCGGCGTCATTTCAGCGTTCGGGCGCTTGGTTAGGATGTCATAGAGCGGGTGATTCGTTGCTGCGACACGCTCTCCATTCGCTCCACGTTCGTACAGCCTCAGCGGAAGCGTCGATACGGTCTCGGACAGCAGGCGAACACAGGACCACACCGCTGACAACTGGAGCGCCTTGTCGACAGTAACCACCTGACCACTGGCGGACGTGCCAAACCACTCTTGCCAAAACGCTTTGTCGTTTAGACCGACTGGCACGCCAAGCCAATTTTGTAAGGCAGATCTGACCCGCCCAGGCTTCTTTTCGCGCGCCATTAGATTCCTACCATGATTGGGTTTTCGTAGAAGCCGCTTGTATCAGGGACGCTGACGCTCGCCAGTACCCGCCCTATGGACATGATCAGAGCCACGGCGCCGTCGATCTTGTTGTCGTCTCCCTGCTTGATCGGCCGCACAACATCGTCATTGCCGGGCATGTTTTTGCCGATCACGTTGGCGATACACCAGGTCATGATCGGGTGCCCATCGTGATGGAACCGACCGGCAGTGATGGCCGCTTCGAGCTCCATCATGGGGTCGGACATGTTGGTGTAGTTCTGCGTGATCGTGATCGGGTTAAAGCCTTCGTCGTCGAGATCGTGACTGAGACCGGTGGCGCCGTGAGGGTCAATCGGGCACTCGCGAACCGGCGCTTGATGATTGGCTTCCTTGGTGTCTTCGAAGATTTCGCGGTAATCGATCTCGGCGCCGTCGGTGATTTCCAGATGCTTGGAATTGATCCAAGCTTGGAACCGTTCGGACATGCGCTTGTTGTCGCTGTCGTACGCGGTGTCATAGGGCACCCAGAACTTCGGTGCGACACTGTAGTAGTGGATCTTCCCGTCAATCACTCGCCAAAACAGGCGCGCTCTTGAGTTCATGTCCAGCTTGCGCGCCAGGTCGAAGCCTGCAATCCACTCCTGCCCCTCGAACTGCTCGAGCGTGAGCGTGGTGTCTTCGCACGATTTCCAGTCCTCCATGTTGAAGAAGCCGGACTTCGCGCTCACCCAGAGATTGAGGTGCTTCGTTTTGAATGTGTTCGCGAAGCGAGCCGACCGAATTGCCCTGGCCTGCTGGCTCTCCAGGTACTCCTGGAACACCGAAACCCCGTGGTTCGGGTTGGCCTTGGCCAGCATCTTCGGATCGGTCCAGTCGTCGCCCTCATCGAGCGTCCATATCCAGCCGAACAACTCCTCGTCCGGCACGGTACCGGCCAGCATCTCAACGACCTGGCGGCGCTTGTCGTAGCACGGACCTTCAATGTCAGCGCCGGCGGTGGTGATGATGAACATCAATGGCTGACGCCGGGCGCCCATGCCTGTGAGCATGGTGTCGTACTGGGCTGAGGTTGGGTGCTCGTGGTATTCGTCGACGATCGCGCAACTTGGCGAAGCGCCGTCGCCCGGATTACCGATCAATGGTTCGAACCGGCTGAAGTCGGACGGGATGTTCATGTTTGAGGCGTTCACCTCGATCCCAGCGGCCTGAATCAGCATCGGCGACTTGCTGACCATCAGCTTGGCGGGCCGGAAAACCTCCCACGCTTGCTTCTCTGTGGTCGCACCGGCGTACACCTCGGCACCGAACTCGCCATCGGCGACGAACATACTGATGCCCACGCCGCCGGCGACAACAGACTTGCCGTTCTTCCTGGGCACTTCCCAGTAGCTTTCACGGAAGCGGCGGTGGCCGCCCTTCTTCTTTACCCAACCAAATGTCACGGCCAGGCCGAAAAGTTGCCAAGGCTCCAGCGTGATCAGCTGACGCTTGAATGCCCACTCACCCTTGGTGTGCGGGAGCAACTGCATCAGCTTGAGCTTTTTCTCTGCCTTCGCCGCGTCGAACTTGAAACGGAACCCGCGCTTGCGGCTCGCAGCCAGATCATCGAAGTGGCGCTGCACTGCCTGGTGGATATAGCGGCACGCCGGGACCTTACCGCGGAGCAATGACCGCCCCCACGCCGTAGCCTTGTCGACGTTGGGGTGGGAAGATTTGGTCATCAGGTTCTCAGCAGGTTGGCAAATTCGTTGGTTTCTTTCTCCTTGTTGCCGCCGATAAGTCGTGTGCGGCTGGCAGGGTCGAGGCCAAGCATCGAACCGAACGTCACCATCTGGCGCATCGTTTCGTTCGCGGCGGTAAGCGCGGGGTTCTTCATCGGCCCGCCGGTGGCGCCGGTAACGACGATGCCATGCAGCTGGATCGATTCCTGGGCAAGTCGCCAGTTGTCGTAGGCGCTACAAAAGGCCTCGACGTTGTGCAGGTCTGTGATCGCCACCACGTTCTCGCGCAGGAGCTCAGGGACAATCATGTTCCACATGGTGGCGGCCCGAGGGGTGAACCACTCCGGCGGGTCGATCTGGGTGATCTTGGAAAACTGCGGCTCAGCTGTATTCAGCGCGCGCTTGCCAGGATTTCCGGCGAGTGCTTTTTTGGCCGTTGGCTTGGGTTTGCGACCACGGCCGGCGACCGTGGCGGTGCCTCCCATCGCGCAACTCCTGACTTTTTAATTTCGCGGGTGTAAAAAAACGATTGAGGGCGCGGTCTAGAAGCGAAAAGGCCCAGACTTTCGACCCTCCCCCTCCCTTTCTTCGCGAATCGTTCTCATTTGGTCGTTTTTGGCTGTTTTTCGGCCACTTTTCTGTTTTCAGCGCCGGGAATTGCCGAAACCGCCATCTTCGGAAGCCGTTTTGCTGGAGTGGCATGGGCCACACAGGCTCTGCCAGTTGTCCCGATCCCAGAACAGAGTCATGTCACCTTTATGCGGGATGATGTGGTCAACGTCAGTCGCCGCGACTACCTTGCCTGCCTGCTCGCAGCACCGACACAGCGGATGCTTGGTCAGCCAACCTGCCCGAGCCTGCTGCCACTTGTAGTTGTAGTGGCGCTTGGTGCTGCTCTCTCGAGGCTTGGCCCAGGTTGAACTCTTGAGCAGGTGGGCGTGATCATCGCAGTACCGAGGGTTGCGGGTCAGCGTATTGCAACCCTGGGCATTGCATGGCTTCTGCGGTCTCAGCGGCACGGTGTGCCATCCATGTACGTCATGGGCGGGGCCTCAGGGTCCTGCTCTGCCTGATCCTGTGCCAGAGCCTGGATCAGCATCGACTGGTTCGCCTCCATCTGCTCCAGCAGCGCGGTTTGTTTCTTCATCTCGGCCAGCATCTCGGCCTGTAAGCAGTTGGCTTGCTCGCTCATAGGCCAGCCTCGTCATCTTGTTGATCCATTCGCGCCGGGCAGCGCATCCACTGCAGGCCACTACTGAGCCGCTCGACTGAGCGCTTCATCCGCCTTATCTGCAGCCTTGGCCGCTGTGTCTGCTGCCTGGACCGCCGTGTTCGACGCCTCTTGCACCTTCACGGCCGCGTCCTGTGTCTTCTCGGCCAGGTTGGTAAGGCGCAGATCACGCTTGCCCAGGGCTGCGTCATAGGCGGCGCGCACCTCGGCAAGCTGCTTGGTATGTTCAGCGGTTGCCGACCAGACACCAGCCTGCCAACCAAGGATTGATCCGCCGGCAACCAGCAGCAGCGCGATTACCCAAACCTCGGCTCGCCTCCACCAGTGGCGGGCGATGAAGTTGATTGCGCATCTGTCCATCAGGCGACTCCTCCCAGCTTGGTGCGCAGGCGGTTTATCTCGTCGCTCTGCTGCGTCACACGATCAGTTAGCTGAGCGACCTGGCTGGTGAGCGCTTCAATCTTGCCCTCCATCCGCCCGACTGCTGCAGCAAGCTCGTTGCGCTCCTTGGCGAACTGGTCGGCGCGGGCCTCGGCTGCATTGGCGCGGGCGCGCTCGGTGTCGAGTAGCTCATTCAGACGGCGGACAGTGCCGATGTCGGCGTTATCCATTGCCCGGTCGGTCGCGTCCTTCGACAAGAACTTGCGAAGCCAGAGCAGCCCGCCGAGCGCGACGGTGGCGCTACCGCCCAGCCAGGTAGCTGTGCCTGGGCCGAGGTCAGTAGGATCCATCCGATACTCCAAAAACGAAAAAGCCCCGCACAGTGGCGGGGCTCAGAATTTTTAGTCGTCTCTCATAACGCGCAAGATCGACATGATGGGGTTAATTTACGGCCAGTCGGCCAACTGGTCAAGCGGCATCAACAAAGATTTGCTCGCTGTCGAAGATCTCGGTGGCATGGATCACAGCCTGCTCTTCGAGCTTCTCCAAACGCTTGTGGATTCCGCCTCGCCAGTTACGGCGCGTGCGCTCCGGGGAGCCCGCCAGATCCCAGGTGTTCATATCGTAGAACTCAGGCGGAAGCACGATCATGTCAGTGGAGCGCTTGCCGGCCTGCACGCCCTTCAGCTTCGGTATGGCCCAGGCCGTCAGCGCCTTATAGATGAACAGGTGGGGCGCTGGCGAAACCATGCGGGCAACCAGCCTGCCAATCGCGCTGACCTTGTTAGCCTTGTGCGTCGAGTACTTGGCCACCAACACATCCCACTGAGCCGGATCAAGCTGGCGGTGTAGCAGCGCATATAGACAGCAGTCGTAATCGAACTTGTCACGCACTGACAACGTGCTTCCGGTCCCGCCCTGACGCAGATCGGCGTCGATCAGCTTTTGCCAGGACTGCTTGGTGCTGTTGTCGATGTTGTCTGCTGCCAGCACCCGCACCAGAGTGCCCATCACGTCGTTGTACATGGCCATGGCTCAATCCCCTGTGAAGTTAGTGGCTCCAGGGCCACGGCGGTTGTTCCCGTTGTATTGCGCTTCAGCACCGGAGGGCTTGAAGCAGTTGAACTGTGCGATCTGGTGCTCGGCGGCCTGGAGTCGGATGCTCAACTGCGTCACCAGCACCTCCAGCGGCAGCGCTTCTCCGGTTTCCGCGGTGACCCAGCCCGATGCGTTGCACTGCACGCAGGGCAGTTCGTGGAAGACCCCCTTGATCACTGCGCGACCACGGCATGCCGGGCACTTGGCCAGGTCGAGCAGGGCGGCGCGGAATGCTGGGCCGTGGGACTTCTTCATTTGGCCTCCAGAGCTATCAGCTCAACGGAAACGCTCGCGTTACCGTCGCCACGCTCACACCACAGCAGCGACTCAACTTCATAAATAACACCATCGATTCTCACGAAGTCACCACGACCTGGAACGCTGGCGCGGCGGAATGAATGCCAAGGTTCATCACCGATGTAGTACTTGATTTCGACCTCAATCATCGTTTTTAAACCTCGCCTTTTATGGTTTCTGGATTTGGCTAGAGGCCGCGCCATTCAAGGCCTCGGCGTCATTGTGCGAATTTCCGTTTCTAGTCATGGTCGAGCGGTGAATCAGGTTGAAACCCTTCCCGTCTAACCAGTCGTGCCACTTCACCAGCGCCTCGCGCTTGAGCAGTTCGGCGGAGGTGTGGATGTAGGTCTGCACGTTGCGAGTCATCGTGTGGTTCACCAGCATCTCGCCAATGAGGAAGTCGACGCCAAGGTCAGTCCACCCGGTTCGGGCCACCTTGCGCAGGTCGTGACTGGTCCACTCGCCCTTACCCAGCCGGGTGAACACGGCGCAGGCCTGGCTATCGCTGATCGGCCCACGGCCTCGCGCCGGGAAGACGTAGGTGCCCTTGTACCCCTTGGCCGACTGCCAGTCCCGGTACCGCTCCAGCAACGCGCACACCTGCTGGGTGAGTGGAAGGTGATGCTCGCAGCGGGTCTTGGTGTTCTCGGTGGGAATGAACCACTCGCCCTGCTCACCCAAGGTGAAGTGGGACCACTGCGCTTGCCTGGTCTCGCCGGCGCGGGTCCCGTGGCACAGCATCATCAGGGCCAGCATGCAGTCCTGTGGGTGCTGGTCGAAGCCGGCGGCCAGTTCGCCAATCACTTCCTCGAGCTGTACGGCGCGCAGACGAGACGGCTTCGGCTGGATGCGGGCCTTGGTGAAGTCGGTGAACTTGAACCCGGCGATCGGGTTGGTGGTGATCAGGCGCAGCTTCTCGGCCTGGCGGAACGCGACCACAAGCACACCCCACATCAGACGGACGTAGGACAGGGACATTTCAGCTTGCATCGGCCACATCACCAGCTTGTCGAGGGTGGAACGGTCGACATCTTCCACGGCGATGTCGGCAAGCCGCGGCTTCAGGTGGCAGGAAATGATCGAGGTGTTGGTAGAGCGGCGCTTGGACGACAGACTGCGGTCAACGGCCTGGCGGGCGGTGAACCAGTCCAGCAGCTCGTCAACGGTCTGCAACGTGCCGGCCGCGGATGATGCTTTGGGATCGGCGGCCAGGCGCTCGCGGATCTTCGGCAACGCGACGATCAGACCCTTCACCGGTAGCTGAGGAAACCCGGCGATCTTGTCCCACTTGCCACCCGACACCAGGTACCAGGTGCCGCGCTCGCGGTTCTTGTGGAACCGGAAGTAGACGCCCGGATATCGCGCGTCCCGCATGTCACGGATGTGGGTGCTCGCCGATTGGCGACGGATCTCGGCATCAGAAAACGTGGTCAGCAAGCTCTGGCTCATGGGTTGTTCGGCTCCGAGTCGATCGGGTAATCCCGGATGTGCACGCGCACGGCGCCACCTGGCACAGGGTTGCCAATGGTGATCGTGGTGATGAAGTTCTTGTCGTCGATGCCCAGCCCGTCGGCGATGCCATCCCGGCCAGCCTTGAAGCGGGCCAGCAGGTTGTCATCGTCGTAAGAGCGGCGATTCGGCGGGCAGAACGTCACCCAGAAGTATTTCTTTCCAACGAGGCTCTGTGCATCGAGCGCCAGTGCAATCAGGCCGCAAGTACCGCGATAGGCTTTCGCGTGCTTGTGTTTTTGCCGCCAGTGCACGCGCGCGTTCGGACTCAACTCTTTCGGCGGCCAGGGTAGCGTCATGTCGATCATGCAGCCCCCTTTACGATGAGAATTCCGGCCCGGATCAGGCCTTCGTGAGTTTCGGCAATGGCACGCGGCATGTCCTGCCAGTCAATGTCGCCAACGGCGCGGCCGTCGATTACGTCGTGGCAGGCGCTGCAGGCGTACACCGCTACGGTGTCGAAGCCCTTCATGCCCATGCCTTTCTGCCCGCACGGCAGATGCGCGAGAACGGTGGTTTCTGGATTGTGATTGCAGATGCCTGGCATCCGGACGGTGCATTCTTGGCCGTTGGCTGAGGCGCGCAGCTTTTTCGAGCTCACTCGCATACCGGTTTCCCCGTGACGATATCGACCACTTCGAAGGTCCCAGGCCACATCCAAGCCCCATAACGCTTGGCCATAGCTGAGTCGGCAAACAGCGCAAGTGCGTGATCCGGAGGCGAACTCAAATCGACCTTGAACGAGCAGCAGAACACTGCCCAGCGGTAGGTCTCGATCTCAGGAACAGCCAAACGGCGATCAGGCATGACGGGCGGCTCCTGATCGGATGGCACGCATCTCGGCAAGCGCTCTGTTGCCGATCTCCGGTGTGCGGCGCCCTTCAGCTCTCTCAGGCAGCGCCAAAGGCATCTTCTGCAATGGCAGGCCCTCGATCAGGCGCCGAACTGTGATGGTGTAATTGCGTTCGAACAGTTTGAGGCTGAGCGATTCTTCAAGCTTGTTCAGGCTTTCAAAACCACACTCTTTCGCGGTGTGCCAAATCGCGTCGTGGCTCCATCGCGCACGGCCGGCCATGCAGGGATGGGCATTGCGGCACGCTTCGCGATGCGCTGCGGAAAGCGTTGGCAGGCCAAGCATCTCGGCAGTCGGCGTGCACCAAGCGATAAACACACCAGGCGCAGGCACGAAGTCCCGACCTGACTGACGAGCGCCCATCAGACCGAACTGCAGCTGATCCAGGCTGCGCAGTCCGGCCTCAAGAAACGCTTGCAGCCATTCTTTTTTGGCAGCTTTGTAGGCGGCCACATCCGGCCAAGCCTGCTTCCAGGCGGGAAAGATCGCGCGCAACTGGCGGAACAGACCGTTGATCACGGCGGCAGTTTCGCGATTAAGTTCTGCCTGAACCTCCTGTGGCAGAGTCTGTTCCTTCTCGATGTACTGGCCCGACTGGACCTTCGCCCAGAGCCCAGTCGTCACGACCGCGACGCTTTTCATTGGGAGACCCCCTGATCATTCCAGCCAGTGTCGTCATCATCAAAGTCTTGAGACGCTTGGCGAGGTGCGAACGGCTTGACGTTGGAGTTTCTGTTCAGGTCGTTTCGCACCCACTTGACCAACATGCTGACCCACTCAGCCTCGGTATTGGTCTGCCCTTTCGGCTCGTAGTAACCGGTGAACGCTTTCAAGGCATCATCGGTGAACAGATCCAGCGCTACGCCCTGGTGCAGCGCATAGGTCTTTAGGATTTTCGAGTCTGGCTTCCAGTCGAGCGTCATTTCGCTGGGCATGCGAGGATCAATCGGCATACGCGCAGAGAGAGGTTCTTTATTCTTCTCTACATCTTCTTTAGGTAACGCACCGCTAACGGTGGCAGCGTTACCTTTACCGTTGTTTGCCTTGTGATTCGCAACCCGCTTTGCCGTGAGAAGCCTATTCTTAGCGGTCTTGCCGTTGTGCCGGTCGAAATGTGGAAGGCTAATAACGCCGTCGACCTCGATCATCCAGGCAACCGATTTCATGTGTTCGCAGAAACCGATAACGCCAACCATGCGATCAAGTAACTTTTTGCTAACGCTAGGAGCGTTACCGTTTTCGGTTTGTTGGTCGAACCAGCCCCATACGCGCATCAACTTGCCGACAACAGCGTCTGGGTCAATGTCCGCAAAGTCAGCGATCTGGCACACCTCTGGCTTGTCCAGGGTGGTGAGTTCGAATTTGATCCAGTCACCGGCCATTACGCGGCCTCCTGCAGTAATTCAGCGAGGCGTGTCAGCCCCTTTGGGGTGATCATTGGGTCAAACGCCGCACGGTCGATGCCGGTCTCCGGGTCAGGTTTCAACGCAGTGACCTTGTGGGTCATATGTCCGGAGGTTATGCGGGGCTGGTATGCAACCCAGCGCTTGCAGCCGTGCCTGCGGAATATCCAGCGATGCTGTTCTAGCCATGCGAAGAGTCGAGACGGTGCCAAGCCAAGCTGCTTGGCTGCGTCCGTGATGCAGATTGCCCCGCCGGCGGCGGCAAGCCGTTTAATGGCAGCGACCTTGGGGGCCTGATCTGAAATCAGTCGCTGCAGTTCGCCATTCTTGTCGGCGAGATCGGCGGCAAGGCGCAGGGCTGCTGGAAGTGATTGAGGGATGGCTACGTGTCGCGACACGTTTTCAAGTTCCTGCAAGCGTGTCACGACACGATGGCGAAGCGGTACGCTGTAACCAGTCAGTAACGTCATCACGAGGTCGGGCGGGAGCAGGTATTCGGTTTGCTTGCGGTTGGAAGAGTCGAAATAGATGCATCCAAATTTGGATGCATCGATGTTCAGCTCTGCCAGGTTGTGCTTGATGTCGCGCACGACATGGTGATGCTGCTTCCCGGTTAGATCAGCGACTTCCCGGCTCGACATCGTGACGGTATTGCTTGGAGCGACGAGTGTGTTCATAATGGCCCCACGTAATGTTTCTGCTGTTGAAAGGACCGCCCTGCCAGGCGGTTTTTTTATGCCTGCGATTCAGGCGGCCTTAACCGAACTTTCCAGAACCGAAAGGCTGTCTCGGACATGGGAAATTTCAGTGAGAATCTCGAACTTCTCAGAGCTGGATACGTGGCTATCGTCTAGCGCTTCGTGGATCGCGATCGTCAAGTCCGCAACTTCTTTACCCACGTGAATAAGCGAGGCGGTCAGCGCTTTCGGCGCCGGCGCCACTTTTGCGACCAGATCAAAACCGAACTGGTCAGCAAGGGTTTTCAGAGGGCGCATATCGCCGGTGTGAAGCAGGATCCCGAACAGGTGCTCAATGGTCAGGTGATGAGCCGCGTTGTCCGGGTTTGAGCGCTGCAGCAGGCTCACGTGTGCCAGGCACATCTTCCCGGCCAGTTCTTCTGCCCCACTTTCCTTGATGGTGGTGTGGCAAGCCCTCAAGAAATCTTCCATTCGTAAAACCTCAAATTTGTTTCCGTGGCGCCATGCAAGCGCAAAGGCGATCATTTCTTCAGAGCAATGAACGACGGCGAGTTCAGGCAGCGGTCTGTAGCGCACCTTCACCAGATGCAGAAATGATCTGCTCCCATGGAAAAGATGGGCAAAGGTCGGTGCGGTTTACGGCGCCACCGGTCAATGTTTCGATTTGAATTGCACGCTTTGCTGGAACTGGGCGCTCGCCGGAACACCACTGGTTGACCGTGGGAGCAGTGACCTGCAGCAGGCGCGCCATTTCCACCTGACTTCCCAGCAAGCGAGATGCTTCTTTGGCCGCTTCTGCTGATTTCATGAGTTCTCTCCTGGAGATTCATGCTGAATATAAGGCATTACCTTATCACGGGCAAGCCATTGCCTAACCAACGACGCGATAGGCTTAATTAGGCAATGCTTACCGGACCAGAATTAGGTGCAGCCATCGAGGCCGCACGGATCGCCAAGGGCGTATCGAAAAAGAATCTTGCAGACGACTTCTCCGTGAAGCCTCCGTCGATACAGGGGTGGGTGAAGAACGGCAGAATTGATAAATCAAAGCTGATGGACGTGATCGCCTACTTCTCCGATGTCGTCGGCCCTGAACACTGGGGGCTGCGTCCGGGCTTCTCATACGAGAACTTGGAAGAAGGTGAGGCGGAGTCAGTCGAGCAGCCTGGAAATGATGGGCGTGCAATTTCTTCTTCAGCGTCTGATTGGGTCCGGCGGATGTTGGCGACCAAGGGGAAGGGACTTTCGGATGCTGCTCGCGCTGGCCTGCTCCATGCGGCCCAAGAAAGCGATTCTGGCAATGTGATCACAGTCGACTTTTCTCGCCCAGGCCAGGTAGGTGACGAGGTGTGGATCGCGCACTACGATGTGCGCGCAGCGATGGGCGGCGGGCAGATCCCGCACGAATACCCCGAAATGCTCCAGGACATCAGGGTCAGCCCCAAGCATCTGCGCGACCTGGGCGTCACCTTCAAAGAGCACTTCCACCTCAAGATGATCACCGGGTGGGGTCAGTCGATGGCACCGACGATCAAGGATCGCGACCCGCTGCTCGTCGATATCACGATCCGGGAGTTCACAGGCGATGGTATCTACCTCTTCTCCCACGACGACATGCTGTACGTGAAGCGGCTGCAAAAAAAGGGCAAGGACCGTTTCAAGATGATCTCGGATAACAAGCATCACGACATTGAAGAGATCCGCGTGGATGACACCCATATCCTGGCAAGGGTGCTTTACGTGTGGAACGGACAGCCCGTTTGACCAAGCCTCTCCCGCAGCAGCGCCAGATCAATCTGACGCGTTATGCGGATGGGTCTAAGGCGGGAAGGATTGTGCGGATAAAGGAGATTTAAGTGGCGACGAAAGGCTTTGAGACCGATGAGGAGCGCGATCGGCTGGGGCGCGAAACTCTTGCAATCACCCAAGAGCAGCTTCTCGAATACATGGAGGTAAAGAATTGTGGCTCGCCTTGCGAGTCCTGCGGCCATGAAAACTGGACCATCCCAGAGGTTAATGGAGAGCCCTCATTGTTAACGATGAGCACAGTAAGAGGCCCAGCAGCTGAAAATTGGTTTTTTTGGATGGTATGCAACCAGTGTGGTAACACCAGATTAAATTCCGCCGGGCACGTATGGTATTACTTGAAACACAAGGATGAACCCCATGAGTAACGTCCGCACAATAAGCTTTGGCAAGCTCCCGGACGGCCATGACAATTCCGGAGGAGGGGGCCATACTGGTGGCGAACCGCCTGGAGGTGACAAATTGGAAGCTAGAGTAGCTACGCTTGAAAAAGCTATCCCCGACCTCAGGGAGAGGTTGGCGCGTGTTGAGACCAAGTTGGACTCCATCGAAAAAACCATGGCTACCAAATCCGATTTGGAGGTTCTGCGCGGCTCAATTTCCACAGACCTGCAAAAATCAATCGCTGATGCGACATGGCGCTTTGTTCAGATCGCTGTTGTTTTAGCAGGCCTCGCGTTCACAGCAGCGAAATTCATTAAGTAACGCATTTTTACCTTAAAAAGCCCGCCTCTAGCGGGCTTTTTTGTGTTTTCAGAAAGGCGCCGGTTCCTCTTCAAGCTCAAACTCAACCTCTCCCCCGCCCGCTTTCTCTACTTCCTGCTGCTCCCATCTCACGGTAACGCTGCCGTCGTCATTGAGCGTCAACTCAAGCTCGTCGGTTTCGGCGATCACCCCTAGGACCTCTTCCCACTCGCGATCTCCGTCCGTGTCCAGACGATGAATCGTCACCCAACGCTGCGCCTGAGCCACGGGGTGATTAATCATTGATGAAACGCGCAGCGCCAAGCGCTCCATGCCGCTCATTTCTTGCCGCGCCGACGGTGCCGCCTGCTTCTTCGCCATGAAACCCCCTCCCAATTAAATGCTGTATATCCATACAGCTTAGGCAGAGCTTATATCAGCGCCGACGAGAAAGTCATCTCCAAAAACGGAATAACGGATCGGGATAAATTTTGAAAATAATTAGGCATTACCTATTTACAATATATTAGGCATTAGCTTACTGTTAGAGCCGTCGAGTCGCCCTACGGGTCTCGCCAGGGCCTTATGGCCTGACACGCTCTTTAACAGCCAGCGCAACAAACAACAGACCGCATTGCCTCTACCGGCGACCGGCGAGCAGACAGGCCCGAAAGCCTGCCAACGACAGGAACAACCTGGACGGCTGCTCGATGGTGAAACGCCAGAACTGAGTGAGTGACCCGGCAAGCAATGCGCCCCGCCCCTTCCGGCGGCAATGGGACGGACAGCATCACTGCTGCACCTTGGCGACAGGGTGCAGCGGGATGACAACCGACGAGGAATCAGACATGCAAGTAGCACAGCAAGAACAAATCACCATCCCTGAAATTGGCGCTGTGTGGCCTGGTCAGGGCGGGATATACGGCGGCCTTCGCCAGTACCCAGAAGGTCTCTGCCACATCATCTACGCAGCTCAGGACGTACCCGGCCGACACGCTTACGGTGATTACGGTGTGGATGTCGAGGCAGTGAGCCGAACCGACGGCCGCGCCAATACACACATCCTGATCAGTCGAGACAGCAAGCACCCCGCCGCAATCGCGGTCGCTGCTTACACCGCTGATGGCCATGCGGACTTCTATCTGCCTTCCATTGGCGAACTGCACCACGCTTGGCAGTTTGCTCCTGAGTCGTTCAGTGAGGAGTGGTACTACCTGTCTTCGACGCAGCGCTCCGCCGGCACCGCCTACATCATGGGCTTTGAAGTTGGCTGGCTCAGCTACGACGCCAAGCTCAGCGAGCGGCTCGCGCGCCCTGTCCGCAGATTTCTTCAGTAATTCATTCCTTCAATTCTTTTCGAACAACCAGCGCCACGACAGCCTGTCGTTAACTGCCCGAGGCCCTGGTACTCCCCAGCACCAGGCCGCATCGGGGTGTGAACTGAGTACCGCCAGCCAGCGCGAGAGCAAAGGCCGACAAACGTCATGCAGTTCACACCCCAATGCGGACGAAATCGCGGCCTATAACCGCCCACCTGCATCACCGGCGAATAGCTCAACCCGTATTGCGCAGGGTCAGCGCCAACCTGGTATTGGCGAGCTACCTTGATCTGGCACAAGCGCCGTGACAGCCGGAAAAGACCGGCACCCCATACATAGGTGGCCACTGCCAACCCAGTGAGCGAACAACGGGAGAGATCGCCATGAAATAGCTTGGATAAGTTGACACCCCTGCGTGACATAGGGAGGTCTATGTAACGCAACGAAAAGCCCAGTCCCTACTGGGCTTTTTTGCGGCTCGCCTTTATCCGTCAGCACCCTCCCCTGGGCCCACCGGCACGCACCAGGCGGTCAGGCTGCTGACGAATAAACGCAACCACAACCAAGGAGTCGGCATGAACCCAGCCATCCAACAAAGCCAAGCCGTTCTGCAGGCCCTGCGGGAACGTGTTTCGCTTTCCACTTCGGAGATGTACATGAAGATCGGTCGCGAAGAACCAGTTAAGGTGCCCCGCTTCAACGTGGTGCCGCTCGGCAAGAACCTGTTCGATGTGGTGGAACGCTCTACCGGCGTATCCCGCGGCGCGCGCACAGGCCACGACGGAGCCTGCCAGTACGCCGACCAGCTCGAGCGCAACGCTGATTTCTTCAAGGCCGCCAAAGCGACTTCCCGCCGCTTCGGTTTCCGCATGCTGCGCTGGACGCTCGGCTTTGCCGGGATGATGGTTTTGTTCGCCTACTACGGTGCGCAACCATGATCGGCGTGCCAATGCCGCGATCCGCGGGACTCGATGATCGCAAAGCTGAACGAACAGCTGGACGCTTTCTTCGGCTCCGGCAACAAGGCCCAGGAGATCGCGCCAGGAGTCAGCGGAGAGGTGGGAGGGCCGATCAAAAGCACGCGCAGCAACAAGCTCCGCGTCGAGCGCGACAAGATCGCCCCCAAGCTAAAGCAGGCTGTCGACTCAGGCGCCTCCCTCCACCAAGCATGCCTTGCCGCAGGCGTCGACTACAAGCGAGCCCGCCTAATTGCTCGCGAGAACGGCTTCAAGCTCCCCGGCAATCCATGAAGCGAATCAACAACCAGGTGCGACAGCGCCGGCGACAGGCATGGCTTGATTTGCCAGCACATGAAATCGAAGAGGTAGGCCATGGCCGAGGAAGAGCAGCAGCCGACGGCGGAAGCCCTGAAGCAGCGCCGCAAGCGCGAGAAGGCCGCACTGAAAGATGCAGCTTTGGGCGTCGAGAAATTTACGATTGAGGTTGCAGGCATCTTCAAGAAGGACCTCAAGCGACTGATGAAGCAGCACGGCTTTAACAACCAGCAGGAAGTGTTTCAGAACCTGCTGCGCAACGTGATCGCCGCCGACTTCGAAACAGCGGCGCAGATGCTCAAGTGTGTCACGACACCTTTTGTAGTTACTGAAAAGGTGTCGCAGATCATTCGGGCTGCGGGCCTGAAGTCGCTCGCTGAAGACCCTCCCGATCCTGACGACGAAATCCTCACGCCGACCTGACCGATTTTCAGTCCTGCCAATAACGAGCGACGAACTTATCAGCAGCCTGCCTGCCAACCTCAACGGCTTCGTCATAGGAAGACCAAGTCTTCTGCCGCGTTGCCGCAACGATGGTGTCCTTGCCGATTTTCGTCAGAACAATGACTTCATCCGGGACCTCGTTGTTCTGTTCTCCCCAGCTAAAGGCAATCACAAACGGCACAGCATGAACAGGATCGTCGTAATCAACTGGCGGCAGACGGTCAACTAAAAGCGGCATCACATTCTCCTTCCGGCTCCATGCCGGTCACCCGTAATACCCCATATCAACGAATCACGCCAGCCGGCGAGGATCTCCTATGCCCGATATCACCTACGGCTCTGTGTGCAGCGGCATCGAAGCCGCGACACAGGCCTGGCACCCGCTGGGCATGCGCGCCGCCTGGTTCGCCGAGATTGAGCCGTTCCCCTCGGCGGTCTTGGCGCACCACTACCCCGACGTGCCGAATCACGGCGACATGACCAAGCTGTCGGCCCTGGTGCTGGCCGGCAAGATCCCGGCGCCGGACGTGCTGGTCGGCGGCACGCCGTGCCAGGCCTTCTCGGTCGCCGGTATGCGCGAAGGCCTCACCGACCCGCGCGGCGCCCTCACCATCAAATACGTGGAGCTTGCAGATGCAGTTGACTATGTTCGCGCCGGCCAGCGAAAGCCCGCCAGCGTTATCGTCTGGGAGAACGTCCCCGGCGTCCTCAGCGACAAAGGGAACGCCTTCGGATGCTTTCTTGGCGCGCTTGCTGGGGAAGACTGCGAGCTGCAGCCTCCAGGGAAAAAATGGCAGGACGCTGGTTGTGTGTATGGACCCAAAAGAACAATCGCGTGGCGGGTCCTGGACGCCCAATATTTCGGCCTGGCCCAACGACGCCGTCGTGTGTTCGTTGTCGCAAGTGCTCGAGACGGGTTCGATCCCACCGAGGTACTTTTTGAGCGAGAAGGCGTGCGCCGGGATACTGCGCCGCGCCGAGGCCAGGGGCAGGACGTTACCGGAACAGCTCCTTTCGGCCCTGCGCTCCAGTGCGGAGAAGGATGCGAGTATGTCTTCCCTGAGCAGTTAGGTGCCTATGGCTGCCCGAGCTGCGAAGGCGACTTCGGGCCAGCGGTATCGATGTTCGGTGGTATCCCGGCCTTCGGCGCCGGTCGCATGTCAGGCTCTATCGAGAAGTCCGGCACCCTCACACACCATGAAGGTCGCAACGACCTGGACAGCGAGACGTTCTTTGTTCAGCCCGATGTCATAGGAGCCTTCACAAGTAACGCTTACAGTGGTGGCTCAGGCGGAAGACCGGAGGGCGCAGCTGCAGGTCACTTTATTGCGGTCGCCGGCGCGCTGCGCAGCACGGATGGCGGCGCCGATGTCGACCACGCCCAGGCCGGGCACTTGATTGCCGGTACCCTCAACGCCAACGGAAAGGCCGCCGGCAGCGCAACCAATCAGGACGCCGAATCGGGTCTGCTGGTGGTGCATGGCACGCAAGACCCTGGCTTCAGCGACAAACTCGCCTTTGCCCTGGGCAGGAACAACGGCCAGGAAAATGCGGTGTTGGCTTTCTCCTGCAAGGATCACGGCGCCGACGCGGGGGTGATTGCCCCAACACTGCGCGCAATGAATCACTCAGGCAGCCACGCCAACGCCGGCGGCCAGGTCGCCGTCTGCATCACTGGAGAAATCACGCACACGCTGAAGGCAGAGGGATTCGATGGCAGCGAGGACGGCACCGGGCGAGGCCAGCCGATTGTGGCTGCATTCGCCGAGAACTCACGGGCCGAATTGCGATACGAGGATGGTGACGGCGGTATCACCGGCGCCCTCAGCGGTGGCGGTGGCAAAGCAGGTCAGGGAATGCCATCAGCGCAGGTTGGCTCATCCGTCCGGCGCCTGATTCCGCGCGAGTGCGAGCGCCTCCAGGGCATGGCCGACGACTACACCCTGATCCCTTGGCGCGGCAAGCCAGCCGAGGAATGCCCGGACGGCCCACGCTACAAGGCGATCGGTAACAGTAAGGCCGTCACCGTGGTTCGCTGGATCGGACGGCGACTTCTGCAACAACTCTGAACTCCCCCACTCCACCGCCCGGGCATGGCCCGGCAAGGACTCCCCATGCCTACAGAAAACAAATTCTTCGCCACCGGCGTGACTCTCCAGGCCGCCCGCGCTAATCGCGTCTACGTGGCCGGGCCCATGACGGGTATTGCCGACTTCAACTACCCGGCCTTCAACGCCGTGGCCGATCAGCTGCGCGCTCTGAGCTACGAAGTGGAGAACCCAGCAGACCACGGCATCGTCGAGGGTGCTCAGTGGGCCGACTACATGGCCTACGACCTGACCCGCCTTGGCCTGTGTGGCGTAATCGCGCTGCTGCCGGAGTGGGAGAAGTCGCAAGGTGCCCGCCTGGAAGTCCTGATCGCCGAACGCCTCGGCATGACGGTTGTGAATGCCCATGATCTGGTAACGAGGGAGGCTGTATGAGCGACCCAAAAGTGATTTACCTCGGCCCTGCCTGCGAGGCTAAGACCGGCGATGGTAGGACCTGGGCTGAAGATTGGCCTTGGGATGATTGCGAATGCGGCCACCAGCCAGTGCAGTACGTGCTTGGTGAGACATTCAGCCGCATGAAGGCAGAGCGTGACGCCCTGCAACAGCTGCTCAACCAGCGCGACGAACAGGTAGAAAGCTTGAAGCTGCGAGCCCAGGGCGAGCCGGTAGAATATTGCGAAACCTTCGAGTATCAGCTCGAAATGCTCGGAGCTATAGACCGCTGTGACGTTGCCTGTGGCTCGTATGGCGATAAGTTTCACCGCTGGGATGACGCCGGGCCTTACGTAGAGTATGAGGATCACGTTAAGCACATCGAGCTTTATATGCAGGAGGTCGAGCGCCTGTCCAAGCTCTACGCCGAGCAGCCCGCGCCGGTAGCGGTGCTACCCGAACGCCTGCAACAGGTTCTCAAATTCCTGGACGGCGCCGAAAACCTCGACGGCCACTGGTTTGGCGAGCCACATTCTTCTGGGCGCCCATATTGGTGGCGCAACGAACTCCGCAAAGCTCTGACAGAAACAAACCTTTTCGCAAAACAGCTGTAACCCCTCCCCCTTCAAAGTCAGCCGCTATAGCGGCAAGGAACCCGGCATGCCTACAGAAAACCAAATCGCTGAGCCCGTGCCGAGCCTGGCTACCGGCCACGACCTCAACGCTGCAACCTGGGCCGACTTCGTGACCCGCCTTCACCATGACTGTGTTGGCGCTGGTGTTCACGATCACTGCACCTCTGCGGCGATATTCGTAGTCCAGGCCAGACGCATTGTGTACGGCATAGACACCGACTACAGCGACAACCGCGTGTTACTTGATCACTGCAATGACGGTGAATGGTTTTCGCCGAAGGAATATTGGGTAGACCAAGACGAAGAGGATCGCGCGGAGCTGAACAAGGCAATGCAGGACTGGTCGGGCTGCCAGTTCATGAAGGCGGATGAGTCTGATCAGTGGCATGTCCTTGGCGAGCTTGAGGGTTTCGTCGTCACCGGATGGCATGAAAGCTGGGAGTACATCAATGCGCACTTCACCAAAGACGCCGCCGAGGCATTCATCCGCCGCAAGAAGCACGACTACGGCAAAGGCATGCGCGTCTACGTCGAATCCCAGTACTACGCCTGGGAGTTCAACGCCATCAAGGAAGCGATCCTCGACGGCACGCTGATCTACACGCCGAAGGTGACGCCATGATCGCCACCCTCTGGTTCGCCTACGTGTTCATCTACCGAGGGCCCAGGCCATGACACAGACAATGCAGGATGAGTTCGAGCAGGCATTCAGCGAGGATAACGGCAAGTTGCCCGTGGCGTTCATCAAGCTGCAGCGCCTGGGCGACAGCTATAGCGTGCCGCGCGTTGCCCGGGCCTGGTATTGGTTCAAGCGCTCCCGAGAAACCCTGGTGGTGGACCTGCCAGCGATTGGCCCTTCGCCTGAGCCACCAGACGACGCCATCGACGACAGCTTCCTTGATGCCCACCACGCCAAGATCCGCATGCGCAATGGCTGCTTCATGGCCATTAAAGCTGCTGGCATCACAATCGCGGGGGAGTCGAACTGATGAGCGACGAACTGAAACCGTGTCCTGAGTGCGCAAGCGACAACCTTGAGCTGGATAGCAGTTGCAGCGCCGGGCTCAGTTGGGTCATCTGCCGCGACTGCGACTTCACCCTGCAAAAGAAGGTGCCCGAGGAAAACATCTGGCGGCACTGGAACAAGCTGAAGAAAACGTCGAAGCCCTAACCCCAATCCCCCTACATGCCTGCCGGTGAGCGGCGGGCGAGGTATTCCTATGTCCGAAGAAAAGAATGCATTCCGCGAAGCCGCTTTCGAAGCGATCTCGGATATGGCGCAGCACCTGCCGCAAGATTGCGAACTGCTGGTGGTGGCCTGCCGCCCAGGCAAGAAAGACTTTGACCTGGTGCTGCCTTCGCCCGAGTCGAACCTGAACAACGCCTTGGATGCGCTGCGCCGAAACGGCCTGAGCATCGATGGCGACAACGCCTACAAGCGCGACCTGTGCGACACGATTGTCGGCGCCCTGGCTCTCGGCGCCCAGAACAACAACCCGCCGCCGGCGGACCACTGGGGTCAACGCTTCTGGGATATAGGCCGAGAGGAACGCGCCAGCAGCGAGCAACTGCTGAAAGCACTGACAGCGCTCACCCAGGTGGCAGGCGAATGCGAGCAGATTGCCAGCAACTATAGCGGCACCATCGACGGCATCTTCGAGCACGGCGGCGACGATCACGAAGATCCGAGCTGCGCGATCTTCCACCGCCTGTACTACGCCATGTTCGACGCGCGGGCCGCAATCAAGAAAGCCACCACCTAACCCACCTTCTGCCGCCCAGCGCGGCGCGGAGCATCATCATGGCAAAAGTTCTGGCCCAGATTACGGTCAAGCTGCCGCGCCTCATGGAGGCCGGCGAATACAGGAAGTTGCGGTACGTCGGCGGAAAGCCGAGCCTGCAGCAATTGAAAAAATGGATCGAGGAAGGCGAAGTGATCGGAGAGGTAAAAGGCGGGATGTATTTCGTCGATGTGCAGGCGGCGGTCATGGGCTCGAATGACCCGCTGCTGGCCAAGATGCTGGAGATCGGGTGATGGCTGCCCGCCCCCGCACGCTGCAAAACAGAAAGCTGCCGCCAAACCTTTACCCGAACGGTAAGTATTGGCGGTACCGCAACCCGGTCACCGGCGTGATGACCAGCATCAACCGACCAGTGGAGGAGGCAATCAAGCTGGCAAGGGCGGCAAACCTCAAGTTCGCCGAGCTGGTCGTAGATGATGGTTCTCTGCTGGCCGTGCTGACCGGCGACCGCGTGCCGATCGTGAGCAACCTGCTAACACGCTTCGAGGAGGAATGGCTGCCGGATCGCTCATACGCCGCGCGCACCCTAGAGGAAATCAAGTTCAAGCTTGAGCGGTACCGGCAGGATCTGGGCGAGCGGCTGATAGGTCAACTGGACGTGCTGGCCATGGCCGAGTACCTGGATAATTTCAGCAACAACGCCTACACGAAGCACCGCGGGCTGTGGGTGCAGATCTTTGCCTTCGCGGTGGCCAAGGGCCTGGCTGAGCGCAACAACGCCGAGTTGACCCTGGTGAAGAAAGAGGCTGAGAAGAAGCGCCAGCGGCACACGCTCGACGGATTGAAGATGATCATCGATGCAGCGACAACCCCGCCATGGCTGAAGCGGGCAATCCGCCTGGCCCTGGCCAGCCTTCAGCGCCGGGACGACATCGTCACCTGGTTGAAGTCCGCCGCGGACATGGAGAAGAACACGCTCACCGTCTCGCCCGGGAAAACCCAGGGCTACGAAAACCCGGTGCACCTGAAGATCAACATGGGCACAGCTTTACGGGAGGTAGTCGGGGAGTGCCTGCGATCTCCGCTGGCATCGCCCTACCTGATCCACTACAAGCCCAAGGCCCGCCGGCGCGAACAGATCGACGCCAAGGATCACTGGACATCCGTGACGCCGGACTACTTGACCAAGGAGTTCAGCAAGGCCAGGGATGCGGCGCACGCCTACGACCATGTGCCGGCCGGTGAGCGCCCCACTTTTCACGAGATCCGCGCATTGGGCGCCTGGCTGTACGAGCAGCAGAAATTCCCACAGGAGTACATCCAGGCGCTAATGGGCCACGCGGACGAGAAGATGACGAAGCACTATCAGGAGGGGCACGACGAAAAGAAGATCGAGTACCTGGAGGTGGGCGCCGAATTGGCGTTCTGA